ATGGAAAATAACAGAAAAACACTACAAGAAAATGTAAATAGTATCCTTGTCGAGGTCTATTATGTATTCTTTTTAAGATGGGCAGGAAAAATAAAGGCCGAAGAGGACGTAATAAAGATGGCAGATGAAGCACGTGAATTAAGCCGTAGACATGGAGATATAGATTTAGTACGGCATATAACAGTTAACTTAAGTACTATGCTTGAGCAGGATTATAAATCTAAGGGAGGCATTAATGCAGAAAAAGAATAAACCAGTAGAAGCGGTGGTAAGAATCTGTGAGTTCTGCCGTACTGAGATGAGAGATAACTATCAACATATTAAAACTAAAAGAGGTAGTGAGTTTTATATCTGTGATAAGTGCTTGTCGGGGATGAAAAGGAGAATAGGTAAATAAAAATAGCATCCTGTTTACGAACAGAAGGCTCTAATTGCCTAAGTTGGTTCAAACAGTAATGCTAAGTAAATATTAAATTATTTTGAGCAATTAATCAAGGGAAAGGAGAAAAGTTTCCGGCCGGAACAAAAGGGTACCCTTTCTTAGATAACTGGTATGAGAGAATTAATAATAGATTGTTTTGCCGGTGGTGGCGGAGCTTCGGTGGGGATAGAAATGGCCCTGGGACGTGCTGTTGATTATGCTATTAATCATGATCCCTTTGCTATCAAAATGCACTTAAGAAACCATATAGATACTTATCACTATACCGAGGACATTATGAAGGTACAGCTTAAGGATAAGCTTAAGCGCGGTGATATCATAAGGTTTATGTGGGCAAGTCCTGATTGTACGCAGCACAGTAGAGCGAAAGGTGGGAAGCCGGTAGAAAAAGGTCTTAGGATACTTCCATACGGAGTCCGTAGACTATGTGTTCAGATTCAGGATATTACAGGGAGTCTGCCAGAAGTAATCATAATGGAAAATGTGGCTGAGATTCAGGAGTGGGGGCCACTGGATGAAAATAATAAGCCTATAAAGGATAGAAAAGGTGAAGATTATAGAAAGTTCATTAATTCCATGAAAATCCTTGGCTATGAATTTGAATATAGAGAGCTTGTGGCTGCTGATTATGGTGTACCAACGACAAGGAAAAGATGGTTTGCAATATTCCGGTGTGATGGGAAGCCGATTGTCTGGCCAGAGCCTACTCATAGCAAAGATGGAAGTAACGGTCTTAAAAAGTGGGTACCCGTTAGCTCAATTTTGAATTTTAATGATTTAGGTAAGTCTATCTTTGGCAGGAAAAAGCCTTTAGCAGATAAGACAATGAACCGGATCGGCGGAGGAATGGATAAATTCGTGTTTAATGATCCACAGCCTTTTATGGTGACAGTAAATCATGGAGGAGATAACTTCCGGGGACAGAGCATAGATAAACCAATGCCAACTATAACTCAAAAGAATGGTGTTGGAATGGTAACACCTTATATTACACAGATTGGATATGGAGAGCGGAAGGGGCAGTCAGCCAGGGTTAATAGCTTGGATAGTCCATTAAATACAGTTGTCTCGAGTGGCAATAAACATTACTTAACTTCACCATTTATCATACAATACCATTCTGAAACCAGTAACCAGCCAAGAGGACAAACGGTAAAAGAACCTATACAGACAATAGATACCAGTAATAGATATGCTTTATTAAGTGCATTTCTAACAAAGTTTTATAAAACTGGTACCGGGCAAAGTTTATTTTCTCCTCTACATACCATAACAACAAGTCCTGGCCATTTTGGACAAGTTACTGTAAAGGCTATCGAATGGAAAAAGTTGAAAGAAGCCGGAATATCAGATGAAGTAGCGCAAAAATGTACATGGGTATCACAATTTATCATGGAATACTATGGATGTGGTACTGGACAGAGCCTTAATGATCCGCTGCATACCATTGTTACAAAGGACAGATTTGCTCTTATTACGGTATTAGGAAATGAATATTGCATCGTTGATATTTATTTGCGAATGCTGTCACCAGAGGAGTTGAAACTGGCACAAGGATTCCCAGCTGATTATATAATCGATACTTATTCGGATGGTACACCGGTTACTATTTCGGAACAGGTAAAAAGAATCGGGAATAGTGTTTGCCCAGGCCTAGCAAGAGTTTTGACAGAGGCAAATGTGCCTTACCTGAAGGTAGGGGAGAGAATGCCAAATATGAAAATAGATGATAGTAAACCACAATTAAGATTCGCATAGGAGGTGTGTTGTGACCAGAAATAGTAAAGAAGCAGCACAAGTTTGACTTTGAGACAAAGCTTACTCCCCAGGAATGCACAAGCCTGGGGATAGGCGAAGAAGTAAGGTGCGCTACCTGCGGAAGGCTGATTTCTTTCGGTATCTACATGAGTAAGAGTAGCTATCAGTACAAGCGCCATGTGAATGGCCGACAGAGGTATTACTGTAAATATAGTTGCCAGACGGAAGATGAAAAGAAGGATCCACCGGATAAGAGGAGAAAGTGGACATAAATTGTAAATAAAATGTAGAACATTGACAACTGAATATTGATAGTTGGTAGAAAATAAAGTAGGATATAATCATTAAAATTAATAAGGGGTTAATAGTATGGTAGATAATCAAGAAATAGATGCTATCGATTTACTTACCAATAGCATGAATTCAATGAGTTTTTTATATGAAATCTCTAATGTAATATTTAGCTCAGACAGGGACAAAATCACAGTAGGAGGGTTTTATGATGCTTGGATAAGAAATATTGGGTCAAGCGTTGATAGAGTTCCTATTAATTTAGGGATTATTTTGGGATATTTATACTGTGGATTTTTATATACAAAAGAAAATTGGGATTATTTGTTACCAGATATTGCATTTGTTGATGCAGATGAAAAATATGGGATTATTACTGATAATTTTATCTGTAGAGTACAAAATCCAAATGTGAGGTATGTTGTAAGAAGAATTAGAAATGCATTAGCTCATGGAAATATCTTTTTAAATGTACCAGATTATATTACTACTAAAGAGCAGCTATATTCAGATGTTACAATTAGATTTAAAGATATTAACCAGAAAGACTCGAAAGATATATTTGAAATTGAACTATCCATTAACCAATTAACAAAATTTATACATACTTTTCAAGAAGTTATTTATCAAAATGTAAAAAGTAGATTATGAGGATAAATACTTCAATGATAAATAATTACTACCAACTATCAAATCAGTTGGTAGTTTTTTGTACCCAAAATTAAGAAAGAAGGCGACGTATGAAGAAACGTATGAAGAAATTCTTTTGTGATATATGTGAAAAAGAGATTGCACCAGGCAGCAATAGAAAAACACTGGTAGAAACCGAACAGATACTTGAATTTGCTGAAATAACAGATGTCTGCAGTGACTGCTTGGATAAAGTGGAACAGACAGCCTGGTATGATGTTATCAGGGAGAGAATCAAGCGGACAGCGAATTAAACAGAGGAGTGGCCAGCAGGTTGTCCTACTGGCCGATTTATGAAAAAGTTTATGTTAGCAAGGTGGGGAACCTTGTTTTATGCTATGAACTAAGTATACCGTTCATATGTGTCCTTGGTATGACGGGTTATTGAAAAGATTGTGAACAGAAGGAGGGTTTTGATTGACAGAAAAGGAATTAAATGAGCAGAAAAAAGAATATCTCAATAGTTATAAAAAGCTATGCAGAAAGCTTCAGTCTCTGGAAGAGCAATTACAGTCTTTACAGGAAGTGGAACAAGCTGCAAAGATACAGAGACTTACAGATATGCCGAAAGGATGCCTCCAGACAGATTTGTCCGATTACATGGTAAGGGTAGATGAGATTGAATTGGAGATACGGAGCAAGAGGAAGGAATGTATCTATAAAAAGCTTGAAATAGAGAGGTGTATTTTAGACATGGAAGATGGGGTTGAATGTGATGTGCTGCATAAGAGATATATAGAATTTAAACCTTGGGAACAGATATGTGTTGAAATAAACTATAGTTGGATGCAGACTCATAGAATACATAGCAGAGCTCTAAATAGCATTGTGATATACGATGGTATAGTATGATATATAGCCTATGTGGTAATCTGTAAAAGGAAAGTTCGTACAGAAGAGCTTCCTCCTGTGCTGCCAAGTTTGAATCGAACTAATTTTGAAAATAGGTGCAAAAAAAGAAGACTAGCTCGCGAGGCTAATCTCCTTTTTTGTATGGTTTTGTCTTAGTCATGCTTTTTCATCCTATAATACAGGACAGCACATATGAACACTGTACAACCAGCGCTAAACAGTTTGTCATCACACTGGCTGATTAGAGTTTTTATGTACACAAAAATATCCTGATTATAAAAAGGAAAAACAAGTAAGCAGAACTCACACATAGAAACCGTCATATCTCTTTTCATATTTATTCTCCTTCATAAAAGTATTTATATAAAACGCATACAAAGATGCGGATATATACAAACAGGTTTTTTTGCCACTGATATTTGCAATTGGAATTAACCAACAACAAATATCAGTGGCAAATACCGAGAAAAACTTGAAAAGAGTATGTGATTTCTAATATTGCGTTACGTTCATAACAATAAATAAGCGAGAATGACGGTTCCAATTACGTAGATATGAATTACAACAGTTAAAAAAGCTTTCTTAATTAATAATAAAATTAATAATTTGTAATAGCTTTAAATTATAGAGTTGACACCTCCTGTAGAGCGGTTCAGGTGAACCGCTAAATGGCAAAAAAATTTACCATTATAACAACAAGTTCCACATACATCGCAAAGTATTACTTATTTATTGTTTGAACAGTAACATAGAAAATATACCATATTAGAAAAAATATGTCAATAAATGTATCTGGATTAATAACATATAGCTAAGGAATGTATGAGACACGTCTGAAATATAGGGCGTGTCTTTTTACTTCTTAAGGTGTATCCATATGTAACTAGAGATATAACTGATAAAGAAAAGGAAGCAGTTATATTAGCTAATGTTATGCCTTTTTAATTTGATTTAATAAAAGCGTTCTGAAATATAATTTACAAATGGTATAGATTAGGTGGAAAATAGTGTATATTTTTATTGAAAATTATTGAAATAAGGTATATAATGGGAAAAAAGGCCTAGAAGAAGGGAGGATGTATATGTTTTCTAGTTTTAAATTAAGCATAACAAGTGATTTTTTTGGAAATGAAACTAATCAAGATATTGCTACAAAATACAAATGTGACAAAGAGTCAATAAGGCAAAAATTGTATGAAATTATCTATGGCAAAGATTATATAGATGGTACATTATTGCAAGAACTATGGTTCCCTAAAATAAAATCAAATATATTTATCTCTCATTCTCATAAAGATGAAAAACTAGCAATTCAACTAGCAGGATGGCTATGGGATAATTTTGGGTTAAAGACATTTATTGATTCCAGTGTATGGGAATACGCGGATGACTTAATAAAAAAATTAGATGATGATTATAGCTTTATTAGTCAGGATAAGAATAATACAGTCTATGACTATAGTATTTGTCATTGTACATGTAGTCATGTTTACTTAATGTTAACTAATGCATTAACAAAGATGATGGATGAAACTGAATGTTTAATATTTTTAAATTCAGAGAATTCATTATCACATGATGAGTACATGAAAAAAGAAAATACGAGATCACCTTGGATATATACAGAATTAGAGTTAGCCAAAATGATAAAACGTAGAGAACTAGACTATTACAGAACAGATGAATGGGTGGAGCATAAATTTGCTAATGAAAGTGCTTATCCTGATATACGATATGAAATTGATACGGGCGAACTTATTGATATAAACGATAAGGACCTAAAGTATTGGGCGGGTTCGGGAAGTAATGAATTCCCTTTAACAACTTTATATAAAATTAAAAAGAAAGAAATGGAAAAGATAGGAGTACTACTTGGATAAGAAAATAAAGCATTTGGAAATGATTCAAAATATTATAGCAAGGTTAGGCACTAATTCATTCAATTTAAAAGGCTGGGCAGTGACTCTGGCTGTTGGTGTTATTGCGTTAATTAATAAAGATTTGAATAAGTCCTATATGTTAATAGCGTATATTCCATTGGTAGCATTCTGGCTTTTAGGAGCATATTACCTCTATTTAGAAAAATTATATAGGGAATTATATAAAATAGTATTAAGCAAAAAAGAGAATGAAATAGATTTTGACATGAATATAGGAAGTATAAAAGTAAATAGATTTTTATTGTACTTTAAAAGTCTAAAGTCACCTTCACAATCAATTTTATATCTCTCAGTAATTATTTTACTTAGCATTGTTTTAATTGTTGTAAAGTAGATAGAGTTTGGGAAACTGTAGTGGGTCATTCTTGAAGAGAGCTGATCCTGCTGTCTTTAAGTAAAAAGCTAGAATTGTTATAGAAAACCTTGTAGATATGAAGGCTACACACGTTTATATATTTCATATAGGAGGTAGGCATGGACAAGTATATAGAAGTGTTTTGCAAACAAAGTCCAGTAATGGAAATGAAGTGCGGAAATCCCGATTGCACAAGCAAATTCAAGGTAAAATCAAAAGAGTTTTTTAAAGATAAGACGTATAGCCACACTTGTGAAGAATGTAGTAAGTCTACAGAATACGATAATAGTGAAATAATAAATAACTTTGCCAAACAACTAAAGAAACTAGGGATTACAGTAAAATAATATAGAATATAAGCATCCTTCGGGGTGCTTTTTCTATACCCAAAACCAACGAATAGGAGGTGAGCCGGCTTGGCCAGGGCACCAGATGAACGAGTTGAAAAGGCTCATGATCTATTTAAGACTGGTATGAAACTGATTGAGATTGCAAGTCAATTAGATGTTCCGGAAGGAACGGTCAGATCATGGAAGAACAGATATAAATGGAATGCAACGTTGCAATCAGATAAACGCAACGTTGCGAAACGCAATAAAGGCGGCCAGCCTGGTAATAAGAATGCTGATGGGGGACCGCCTGGCAACAAGTATGCTGAGAAGTATGGTTTCTTTGCTAAGTGGTTACCAGAAGAAACCAGAGAGATCATGCAGGGTATTCAACATGCAGATCCATTAGACTTACTTTGGGATAATATACAGCTGCAGTACACGGCTATTATACGTGCACAGAAGCTCATGTATGTTAAAGATCAGCAGGATAAGACAATTGAAAAGGTTGGAGAGGGCTCAGGCAATATTGACAGCGAGAAATGGGAAGTACAACAGGCATGGGATAAGCATGCTACATTCCTTAATGCACAATCAAGAGCTATGAAAACTTTAGAAAGTATGATAAAGCAGTATGACGAACTCCTACATAAAAATTGGGATTTAGCAACAGAGGAACAGAAACAAAGAGTTGAAAAGATTAAAGCTGAGATTAAACATCTTGAACCCCAGCAGGCAGAGGAAGGTACAAAATACACGGGTATACCTGCCTCAATGGTGGCGCCGGCTTTTATTAAAGTCATTCATGATATAGAACAAAGGCTTTATAATGAATATGTTTTCCCTGGTGGCCGTGGCTCTACAAAGTCCTCCTTTGTATCTCTCGAGGTGATTGACCTACTCATGAAGCATGAAGATACCCATGCTGTAGTAATGCGCCAGGTTGCCGATACGCTCCGTACATCGGTATATCAACAAGTTCTATGGGCTATAACAGCACTAGGCTTAGACGATGAATTTCATTGTACTGTGAGCCCCTTAGAAATTACCAGAAAGAGCACTGGCCAGAAGATTTATTTCCGTGGGGCAGATGATCCTGGAAAGGTAAAATCAATTAAAGTACCATTTGGGTACATAGCAATCTTATGGCTGGAAGAGCTTGACCAGTTTAAAGGCAGTGCTGACAATACAGCCGAGGAAGCAATAAGAAAGATTGAGCAGTCAGTTATCCGTGGTGGAGAACTGGCTTTTATATTTAAATCCTTTAACCCTCCTAAGAGTGCTAATAACTGGGCTAATAAATATATTAAGATACCTAAGGCTACAAGACTGGTAGTGCATAGTACATATCTTGAAGTACCTAAACATTGGCTAGGAAAGCCCTTCCTTGATGAAGCTGAACACCTTAAAGAAGTTAACCCAACAGCTTACGAAAATGAGTACATGGGTGTAGCAAATGGCACCGGAGGAAATGTATTTGATAATGTTACCATAAGGGCCATTACAGATGAAGAGATATCACAATTCGATAGGCTTTATAACGGTGTTGACTGGGGATGGTATCCTGATCCATTCCACTTTGGGCGTATGCATTATGATGCTGCCAGGATGAAACTTTATATATTCATGGAGTACAGGGCTAATAAACAGTCAAATAGGCAGACTGCGGATAAGCTTATTGAAATGGGAATTACAAGTAATGATATCATAACCTGTGATAGTGCCGAAGAAAAGTCTGTAGGGGACTATCGTTCTTATGGACTTCTGGCCAGAGGTGCAGAGAAAGGTCCCGGATCTGTCGACTACTCTATGAAGTGGCTGCAGTCATTGACTGAAATCATAATAGACAACAGTCGCTGTCCTCATACTGCAGAAGAATTTTTAAACTATGAGTATGAGAGGGATAAAGAAGGAAATATAATAAGCGGTTATCCCGATAAGAATAACCACGCAATAGATATGGCAAGATACGCAACGAATCCGATATGGAAACGGAGGGGTCAGTAATGGGATTGATATCATACTTGAAAGGGGTGATAAGAAAAATGCTTCCGGTGAAAAGCTTAAAACAGGTGGTAGGGCAGGACTTAGCAATATCTGACGCCATGATAACAAAGATTGAACTTTGGTCAAAGATGGAAAAAGGTAATGCCCCTTGGACAGACGATCAGGTTCAGTCACTTAGAACAGAACAAGGAATCTGCAGGGAGTTTGCTAATGTCTGCCTTAATGAGATGGAATCCAAGGTGTCAAATGAAAATCTGAATACCATATATCAAACAGCAATTAGAGATCTCAACGAAAACCTTCAGTCAGGGTTAGCGCTGGGGTCTTTTATTATCAAGCCTCTTGGCGGTGATAAGGTGGAATATGTTACTGCAGATAAGTTCATCCCCTTGCAATTTGATAACAGAGGCAGGCTTACCAACGTTATATTCATTGAGGTAAGGCGCATTAAAGAAGATGAATATTACTTTAGGTTCGAGCAGCACGCACTGATTAACAAGGTGCTTACAATTACAAATAAGGCATACCATAGCTCAAGCATAAGCTCCATAGGCAGAGAGGTTCAATTGTCAGTTGTAAATGACTGGGCAGCACTACCAGAATCCATTACCTACCAGGGAGTAGAAAAACCTGATTTTGGTTATTACAGAAACCCTATAAAGAATGATATTGATGAATCATTCTGTGGGGTATCGGTGTTTGAATCCGCTATAGAACTGATAAAAAAGACTGATACACAGTTCGGTCGCATTGACTGGGAATTTGAAAGTGGTGAGCGTGCGGTACATGTCGATATCATGGCTTTACAAGAACAACAGATAGTTGGTTCGGGTAAAAAGAAGCATGTGCTGCCTAAGCTCAATAAGAGGCTTTACAGAGGTCTAAATTTACAGGCCGGTACAAATGAAGAATTATTCAAGGAGTATTCGCCGGAATTCAGAGAGCAGAGCCTTATAAATGGGTTAAATACTTATTTGCGTAGAATTGAGTTTAGTGTATCGCTTTCTTACGGAGATCTGTCGGACGTGCAGGAAGTAGATAAAACTGCTACTGAGGCTAAAATAGCAAAGAAACGCAAATACAATATGGTTACTGCTATACAAAGCAACCTTAAGGAATGCCTGGAAGATTTGGTATATGCCTTAGCTTTCTACAATGCCATGACAAAGACAGGCTATGAGTTTGTATGTAATTTTAAAGATAGTATACTGGTTGATGAAGAGACAGAGAGAGCACAGGATAAGGCCGATGTTGCCTTAGGGGTTATGTCACTTGTTGAGTACCGAATGAAATGGTACGGGGAAACCGAGGAAGAAGCTAAGGCGAAAATACCGGCTAAGGCTGATGTTGAAATATAGAGAAAAAGGAATGAGATTAATAGAGCTGCTATTAGTAATAAATAAACGTACATTAATAGCAGCTCTATTTACTTAAAGTTGAATTATTCTTTTTTTGGAACAAATTTAGCATAATCACCAATCTGTGCAGTATCAAAGGGGATAAAAGTTTGTGGTTTTTGTTGTAAGGTATCAGCCCAATTACTGGGAGAAGGACGCTGCAAAGTACACATTACAGCTTGTACGTAAGTAACAACACCAGTCCCTCTTACAATCTCTAGTCTACCTAGAGATAATCCAGTGTCAGGGTCAATTATTTCTTCTTCACTTAATCCATATACGAAAAAGCTATCTCCTATTTCGATGCCATCATCGGACCCTTTATTTAGTATAAGAGTAGCACCATTTAGAATGTGGGCAACTCGTGATAGGTTGAACATTTTTGATAATTTGTTAATAGCCATAATTGTACTACCTCCATTATGTAGTTTCTAATGATTTAAATATTACATTTAAGGAATCATGTGTTAGTGCAGTTTTAATTATAATATCCTTACGTTGCTCCTGTAAAGTACTAATAAATGATGAGATGTCAGTAATCGGATCGACAACAAGTGGTTCTATTTGAACCATTTTACTATCCTGAATATGTATAACTCTACCATATCCTATCAATTTTTCATAATTATTAATAATAAGATAAAATGATACAAACGAGTCTAGTAAAAGTAAAGGATTTGGATGGCATAAGCAGAGTTTATTGTCATAACAATCGATTATGGAGATTTTAGTACTTGTTAAATCTTTTGTCTTGTAGTGAGAAATTAGAAAAAGCCATAAAAATATTAACCCAAGTAATAAAACAGTTACAAATACTGCATAGCTGACTTTCCCACCCGGTTGGTATATCCACAATAAAACGGATGGAATCAAAGCAACCGCAAATGATATAAAGTTACTAGGTGATTTTATATACTCCTTAATAATAAAGACTACCCCTTTCTTTTGTCATTTTTTATACATTGTAACATATATCAACAAAATATTCCATAAAGGAAGTAATTAAATGTTAACACCTGCAGAACTTGAAAAAGTTCCAATAGAGATACAAAAGCTCATGATTGATTTGACAATGCGGATTATGGAAAACGCAGTTGACCGCATTCGTATGATAGACAGCATATCACGAAGCGCTGATTATGAATTGTATCAGTTAAGCCGGATTGGTTTAGGTGGCGATACCATAAATAAGGCTATTAAAAAGGTATTACAAAAGACAGATGCCGAGATTGATAAAATCTATGATGAAGTTGTCAAGGAGGGCTACGCAAGAGACGAAAGCCTTTACAAAGCAACAGGTAAACCCTTCACACGATTTGAAGATAATAAGCCTATACAGCAGCTCGTAGAGGCGGTTAGGCGCCAGACAAAAGCGGACATGGTAAATATAACGCAAACAACCGCCGTTAGAGTTACGAATAATGGTAGATCAGAATATCAAGCTGTACCTGATTACCTGAAGCAAAAACTTGATAAAGCAGTAATGGAGATTGCTTCCGGTGCCTTTGATTATAACAAGGTGGTATCAAGCACCATTAAGGAAATGACCAAGTCAGGTATCCGAACAATAGAGTATGAGAGTGGGCATCATAACCGAGTAGAGGTTGCCGTCAGAAACGCTGTTATGACAGGACTTAGCCAGGTAACAAACCAGATCAACGAAATGAATGCTGAAGCTCTTGGAACTGAACACTTTGAAATAAGTTGGCATGGCACTGCAAGGCCTTCACACCAGCTATGGCAGGGGAGGGTGTACAGCAAAGAACAGCTTGAAACAGTATGCGGACTTGGAACAGTAACCGGTCTTTGTGGTGTTAATTGCTATCACTCATATTACCCCTTTATAGTTGGAGTATCAAAGCGGACATACACTGACGAGCAACTGGACGAAATGAACCGCAAAGAAAGCGAAAAGAAGAATTATAAAGGCAGGGAATACAACTCCTATGAGGCTACGCAGCGTCAGCGATATCTTGAAACTCTTATGAGAAAACAAAGGCAGGATATACAGCTAGGTAGTTTTGCTGGACTCCCTGACGATATTCTTGCTGTAGATAAAGCTTTATATCAAAGCACAATGCAGGAGTATGTTGATTTCTCTAAACAGATGGAACTGCCACAGCAAAGAGAAAGAATTTATCGTGATGGATTAGGAAAGGTAGAGTGATCCTTATATCTCCCTTAAGGCCAGGGTTAAGGTCTTATTTTTATGCCGGTCAGCTGATTAGACCTTAAATAGTCGAACACTGGTGGACAGTTACACACCTAAAATAACTTAATAGTGGAGGAAAGATATGAAAAAAGAAGATTTAGTTGCATTAGGACTTACAGAGGAGCAGATTACAAAGGTCTTTGAATATAACGGAAAAGATATTACAGCCGAACAGAAGAAAACTGAAAAGGCTGAACTTGACCGGGATAATTACAAAGGACAGCTTGAAACAGCGCAGACAGCACTTAAGGAGTTTGACGGGGTAGACGTAAAGGACATGCAGGGTAAAATTACTCAGCTTACAACTGATCTACAGAATAAAGAATCTGAGTACCAGGCTAAGCTGTCTGATATTGAGTTTAGTCAGGCGATCGAAGCTGCCATAACAGGAGCTGGTGGAAAGAATGCAAAGGCTGTAAAAGCACTTCTTGATATTGATACTCTTAAGTCCAGTAAAGACCAGACAGCAGACATTAAGGCTGCTATTGAAGCGTGCCAGAAAGAGAACAGTTTTCTTTTTGGTGCTGACGAACCTATAAATACAGGGGTTGCCTCCACGGGAGGAAGTGCAGCAAACGGTACTGACCCTAACACGGCAGCGTTAAGGGCAGCAATGGGCCTTAAACCTGCAGAATAAGAAAGTGAGGATTATATAATATGCCGAATAATATAGTTTTAGCAAAGAATTACACAGACCTTTTGGACGAGGTCTATAAGAATGCATCCGTAACAGCAGACCTTGTAAGTGATGCGTCCATGATGCGTGCAGGTGCAAATGCGAACGAAATTTTATATCCTCAGATTTCTGTTTCCGGTCTTGGAGATTATGACAGAAACAGCGGATATACTAAGGGCGCAGTAAGTGTTGTATGGAAAACTGCTACATTCAATTATGACCGTGGTACCAAGATATCTGTAGATACTATGGACAATCAGGAAACATTTAATATTGCGTTCGGTATGGCTGGTGCTACGCTGCAGAGAGATAAGGTTGCACCCGAAGCAGACGCCTTTACCTTTGCTACTCTTGCAGGTGTTGAAGGAATTTCTAAGGCTACACCTGCCACATATGCAGACGGAGCAGCTTTCCTCGCAGCCTTGCTTGCGGCTAAATCCGAAATGGATGAGGATGAAGTACCGGAAGAGGGTAGGATCTTATACGCAACACCTACTCTGTTAAATAGTATAATTGCTCTTGATACAACTAAATCAAAAGAAGTGTTAAATGCCTTTACAATTAAAAAACCTGTTCCCCAGAGCAGATTTTATACGGCGATTGATTTATTGGATGGTAAATCCTCAGGCGAAGAGCTGGGACATTATCAGAAAGCTACTACAGGGAAAGACATCAACTTTATGATCGTTCATAAGCCTGCAATAATCAAGTTTGATAAGCATACCGCTTCTTCTATCATAGCACCGGACAATAACCCTGACTCTGATGCTTACATCTCCAAGTATCGTAAATATGGTCTGGTTGATGTTTATAAGAACAAGGTTGCGGGCATTTATTTAAGCCACAAGGCTTAGTTAGGGAGGTATTAGTATGAGAACAGTAGGTATGAAAGTAGAAGTTGACCAGGAAAGCGTTAATACTGGAAAATTTGAAGGTATGGACGCAGAGCAGCTTAAGGCTTACGCCGCAGAACACGGCATTGATATCGGTAATTCAAGTTCTGTGAATGGAATTCTTAAGAAAATTACAGAAGCAGAAAAGACTGCTTAATGATCGGAGGCGGTACCAGTGAATTATGCTGATTATGAGTATTATACTGATACATACAAAGGGGTGGTCCTGGATACCGCCTCTTTTGAACGGTATGCCAGAAATGCGACTGTTTACATCAAAATGCTTACTTTTAACAGGGTTGATGACAGTAATATTCCGGATGAAGTAAAGATGTGCTGCTGTTCGGTAGCTGAAAAGAATTATGAAGCTGATAAAAGCAGAAATACAGGATTAACAGCTGAAAAAGTTGGTGACTACTCTGTGACTTATGAAAACAACGCGAATATTGATATGAAACTTGCTAAAGATTGCAACGAGATTATACAGAAATGGCTACTTATGACTGGTTTACTGTATAGGGGGTATTATTAGTGTTCACAAATGCTGATTGTACTATCTATTTTAATCGGGATGGAAAGTATATAAGGCAGGCTGTAGAAGAAGTTTATTGGCAGGATTCTAAGCAAGCCAATGTACTTAAAACTGGAATGTCCACCGCTGATGCAGTAAAGATTATGATACCGGCATCCAGCGCTGATATAACAGGATTTACAGCTGGTAAAGACCTTATCACAAAAGGGATTATTCCATTCGAGTTTGATAATACCAATAGCCAGACGATTTCTGCGAGCTTAAAATCTTTAAATGCATCCCATAAGGTGTTTACTATACAGAGTGCAGACGATAAGCGTTACGGTAGCAAGCATATGAGGCACTGGGACTTGTCTGGAAAGTAGGAGTCATATGGGGTTTAAGGGTAAATTAGAAATGGTCCCTGTCAGCGCCATCCTGAAAGAAAGAGGACTGGAGCCAGGTGGAAGAGTTCAAAAGTTTGTAGACGCTGAGTGTATCCGCCTTATGGCTCCTTATACGCCTTATTTAAACGGTGCACTTGAAGACAGTGCTACTCTTAGCACAGTAATAGGCAGCGGAGAGATTAAACAGGAAACTCCTTATGCCAGGTATCAATACTATGGTGAGATATTCGGACCCAGCATACCAGTATTTGAAAACGGCATACTGATGGGTTTCATCTCTCGAAAAGGTGTAAAAAAGCAGCCTACAGGTAGACCACTAACATATAATAAGTCCAAGCATCCTAAAGCCGGTAAGATGTGGTTTGAAAGAATGAAAACTGACTGCAAAGAGGATATTCTTGAGGGTGCTGGAAAGGTGGCAAGAACAAAATGAACATAATCGAAGTAGTACAGCAAACGTTATCTGATTTCCCAAAGATAGCCGAGCTCAATAATGGACTGGATATCGATTTTACAGAGCAGGATGCCGGGAACTGCGGATTGTATCCCACCGGTGACCAGTTACTGAAAGAAGATATAATCGGGAATCAGGATCGACAACATAATTTTATACTGAATGCTAAGTTCCAGTCATTTACGGATTATGACAGGCTTGCAAACAGTAGTTTCCTTTTGGACTTGGCTTATTGGCTTGAGAAAGCAGCCAAGAACCAGCAAATTGAAGTAACTATAAATGATAAAACTGTAACGGGTACCCTCAGCAAATTAAGCAGTGCCAACGGTATGCTATACGGATTTGACAGCGAGAACTTATCAGCTCCTGTAACATACCAGTTACAGATTTATGCTAAATACAGATTGGAGGCTTATTAATGAAAATAGAAAGAAAGTTCCTTGCACATTACATTGATTCTTCCTTAACAGCAACGCCTGCATATGCAAGGCTGGGCAAAGATCTTGAAGAGTTAACTATCGAAATGAATGCTGAGGTAAACAGCACACAGAACATACTGGGAGAGACCAGTAAAAGCATTAGCAGTTATGAAGCACAGTCTTCGGTTGAACCGTTCTATGCGGATCCGGCAGACCCTATACATCCCAGACTGCAGAAGATCATCGACGAAAGACTGGTGCTGGATAATTTAAAGACAACGGTCCTTGAAGTGCATCTATGGGAAGAAGATGAAGAAACTCCTGGAACATTTGTGGCGTACAGAGAAGATGCACTAATCGAAATCGCTTCCTATGGTGGTGACAATACCGGTTACCAGATTAGTTTTAACGTGCATCATGTAGGTAACAGGGTAAAAGGTACGTTTGTGGCATCCACAAAGACTTTTACTGCGGCAGCGTAATTATTGGGGCGGTTATAATACCGCTCCTTTTTTTAGGAGGAAACATGCAAAATCTTAATTTTGACGAGGGATATAAAGAGTTTTGTATCAACAATGATGAATCCAGGGTGATCCGTTTTAATCCATCTGATTACGGTCTTCTAAACCGTTTTTCTGATGCAAGGAAAGCAATTATAAAAGCGGTTGAAGAGCTGCAGGAGAATATAAAACTAAGACCAGACGGAAACCCTCTGGAAGAGTTTGAGGGTGCAGCGGATCTGGTTAGAAATCTAACCAGTATGATTAATGAACAGGTAAACTATATTTTTAACTCCAATGTTGCAAATGCGGCTTTTGGTAACCAGTCCCCTGTCAGTACTGTTAAAGGAAGATTCTTGTTTGAACAGTTTCTTGACGCTGCGGGCCCTCATATTGAAAAGGAAATTGAGACAGAACAGAAGGCCAGCCAGAAGCGTATGCAGAAATATACCGGGCAGGTGAAGGGTAATTGATTGGACAACTTCCCAAAAACTTAATAGTTAATGGTGTACAGAGAGCTATCAGGAGTGATTTCCGGGTGGCTCTTTTGATTTTCCAAGCTTATGCGGATCCAGAGTTATCAGACCAAGAAAAATCAATAGTAATGCTTGACTGTTTGTATGAGGATTCAGATTCTTTTACCCAAGAAGATTACCAGGATGCAATTGAACAGGCTGTTTGGTTTCTGGATGGAGGCCGCAAACTCGATGAAGATAAGAATGCAAAAAAGGTTTTAGATTGGGAACAGGATGAGCAGCTCATCTTTCCGGCAATTAATAAAGCTTCAGGGTATGAGGTAAGAGCTGTTGAATTTTTGCACTGGTGGACTTTCCTTGGTTATTTTAATGAGATCGGTGAGGGTCTTATAAGCACTGTTATAGGTATCCGGCAAAAGAAGAGCAAGGGTAAGAAATTGGAGAAATATGAGCAGGAATTTTACAGGGACAATAAGCGTTTGATTGACCTTAATACCCGTTATTCCGAAGCAGAAAAAGCAGAGATAGAGCGTCTTAACAAATTACTTGAGTAGAAGGGAGGTGTGTAAATAATATGGCTGATGGCTCTTTGATATTTGATACAAAAATAGATACAGACGGAGCCGAACAGGATGCCGGCACTCTTAAAACGGTACTCGAACGCTTGATAAGTTCTATTGAGGGCCTCGCAAAGACAGTAGACAGTGCCATAAACTCTATTAGTTTTAATAAGGTTGATTCCGGGCTACAGCAGGTTGAACAAGGAGCGAAGGAAGCTGAAGGAGCTGTTGAACAAATGGCCTCTGGCACAAATAACGCTATGACTAAAGCAGAAACGAGTGCTCAAAGTCTTGAGGATGCTATGGACCAGATAACTATAACCCGGTGGGATGCCGCAGAAGCTGCGGCCAGTGATCTGGCAGACGCTATGGAAGAGATCGTACAGCCAGCTAAAGAAGTCCAGGCAGTCATGGACGATATCGTCCCAGATAGTGTGGCTCCTGAGATACAGAAAACAAGCGAGAATGCTACAATGCTCCGGAACACTCTAAACCTGTTAAAACAGGCAGCGAGTGATTTACCAGGTCTTTTCTCCAGGGCAGGAAAAGGCATAAAGTCCTCCTTGGCCGGTGATGGCTCTAACCAGGAAATAAAGAATATGGTAGATCAGATTGACCGCTACAAAGAACGTTTACAATCACTTGAATCCCGGGGAGACTATTTTGGAGATCAGGAATATGACAAGACCTATGCCGAATTACAGAGGCTTACAAAAGGTCTTAACAGTTATAAGGCTTCCCTTACCCAAGCAGGTAATCAAAAAGGATTTTCAAAGGCTTTAAGCAGTATCTCAGGCGCAGTACATAAGGTGATACCGGTATTAAAGAAAATGGGGAGTGTAGCAGCTTCGGTATTTGGAAAGATGGGAAAGGCTGTATTAACCGCAGGTAAAGGAATAGGTTCCCTTCTTTCAAGACTTGGTAAAATGGGCAGTCTTTTTAAGCAAAATAATAAGAGCGCGAAAGGCTTTAGTGTTGGAATCGGCCAAGCTTTAAAGTCTATCCTTCTATATCAGGGGTTAAGTAAAATTCTGAGTGGTATTGGGAATGTGCTGAAATCTACTGTTATGACAAATGATACTTTTGTATCTAGTCTTGCGAAAATAAAAGGGAATCTTTACACGGCCTTTGAACCAATTACATCTGCTGTTATGCCGGTACTGAATGCTCTTATGGAGGTGCTTGTAAGGGTTACCGGTTATCTGGTGCAGTTTACTTCTATGCTCTTTGGGAAAACGGTTCAATCTAGCCAGGCAGCAGCGGCAGCACAGTATGAACAGGCACAAGCCCTTGATGATACCGCTAAAGCTGCCAAAGGTGCAAATAAGCAGTTATCCTCTATTGATAAGCTTAATAACTCCACTGACAGCGGATCTGGGTCGGATAGTGGCGCTGCAGCTCCCGATTTTACAAGTGATATAAAAACCTCTGAGGCTGTTTCTGATTTTGTAAAACAGCTAAAAGAAGCTTGGGCGAATGCAGATTTTACCGAGGTTGGTAAAACAATAGCAAGTGGTCTTAATAAGGCTATGCAGGGGATTAATTGGTCTGGTATACAGAGCGCAGCTGATAAAATCGCAAAGAGTATAGCCACTTTGATTAACGGATTTGCGCAGGAGCTGGACTGGTCTACTCTTGGAAGTACTTTAGGAAATGGTATTAATACAGCAATAGGGTTTGCTAATACACTTGTAAAAACTCTTGATTGGAAGACTATAGGAAAAGGGATAGGTACCGCCATAGATGGAATGATTAAAACCATTGACTGGAATAAGCTGGGCGAAACATTTGGTACATTCTATTCCGGTATATTTAAGACTATTGACAATGTAATAACTTCCATTGACTGGGCGACCGCCGGTAAAAAGATAGGTAGCGGCGTACAGACTGCAATTAAGAGTATAGACTGGCCAGGTATCGGGAAGCTGTTTTCGGATTCCTTTAATTCCATATCCAGTTTTATAACCAACTTCTATAAGTCTGTGGACTGGGTCGGCTTTGGCAGTAATATAGCTTCCAGTATCAACGGTGCTATTAAAAATACTGACTGGAAGAAAGTCGGAGAAGCTATTGCAAATGCGCTTAACATTGCAATTGACACAGCTTATGGTTTCATATCTGATTTTGATTGGAAAGAGTTTGGCCAAAGCATTGCAGATTCTATAAATGGGTTTCTTGAAAAAACCAATTGGAAAAAGCTTGCCAAAGGTGCGTCGAAGTTGGTAACCGGCTTATTAGATTCTATTGTTACTGCCATAAAAGAAATTGATTGGAGGAACATAGGTAATACGATAGGGGATATGCTTACAGAGATAGAATGGGATAAGATAGCGGAAGGAATAATTGATTTATTGGTGGAAGCTTTCAACGGATTGGTTTCCCTGATATTTGGAATCGGTGAGAGAATCGGCGAAAATATTATTGATGGGTTAAAGGATGGCATAACCCTAAGTGATATTATAAAGAATGCCGGCGCCTGGGTAAAGAAGCATATATTTAATCCTATTGTAAACAACATTAAAGAATTATTCGGTATACACAGTCCAAGTACAGTAATGAAGGAAATCGGCACAAATATAATGCAGGGCATGATAAACGGCATAACCAGTTTAGTGAATTCTGCTAAGGAGAAATTTAAGACACTTGTCAGTGATGTAAAGAGTTTCTTCACGGGACTTCCCGGATGGTTTGAAGGTAAATTTAACGAAGCATTAACCAAGATTAAAGAAGTGTTTAGTGCAACTGCTTTGAAGACACATTTCGACGATGTATGGACAAACATAAAAAAATCTTTTAGTCATGTGTCTGGCTGGTTTGAAGATACATTCTCTAAGGCCTGGAAAGCTGTCAAAGATGTTTTTTCAACAGGTGGAAAGGTATACGATGGAATTAAAGAGGGGATTGCAGGAACTTTCAGTTCAGTGGTAAATAAGTTAATTGACGGTATTAATACAATTATTGCCGTTCCGTTTAATAAAATTAATAGCATGCTTGCCATATTAAAAAAAATACCACCTTTTGGTACGGTGCTTGGCGGGTTTACGTTGTCTGTTCCTAAAATTGATCCTATACCTGCTTTAGCAACAGGAACCGTTGTTCCTGCTAATTACGGTAACTTCCTTGCCACTCTTGGAGATAACCGAAGAGAACCCGAAATTGTATCACCTTTATCCACTATGAAACAAGCTTTGAGAGAAGAACTTGCGGCGAACGGTGGATCTGGAAACATGATGCATGTAACAATTACCCTGCCTAACGGAAAAGTACTCCTAGATGCAATAGTCCAGGCAGAAAAAGAGAATTATAATGCAACCGGCAAGGCTGTATTTGTACATTAAGGAGGTGGGTTATGACAGGTAACGGATATGTATTGAAAGTTGACGGCACCATATTCCCTAATGCGCTCCTTGCTCGTGGAGGTTACAGGAACACACCAAACCGCAGACAGGATAAGAACAGCTACACTGACGGCAAGGGGATAACACGCCGGAATATTTTACCCGTTAAAAGGACTGCCAGTAAGCTTAAGACGATTGATCTAACCTATGGCCAGAAACTTATTGTCCAGGCCTTTTTCCTAAACCGAGATTACGTTCCCGCAGAAAGATGGAATGATGAAACGAACAGCTATGAATATGGTGTTTGCTATGTACCGGACATTGAATATGTAGTAGATAAGATTGACGACGATGGAAACTTTTATTATGAGGGAATGGAAATAGAATTTATAGCATATGGGGAGGAGCCATCGTGATAGATATATCAACAGAATTAAAAGATAAGCTACGCAACGATATTCTTCCCTTGGTCCCTTCCAATGTTGAAAAGGATTTAATCATTCATTTTCCATCCCTTGGTCTAACCATTGAAACAGATCAGATTGTTGAGGATAGCTTTTCATTAGAAGAGGCACTCTGCAGCAGTGAAGATCTTGTTTTCGGGTCCTGTGAATCTTCTTTAATAAGAATTACAGTTGCAGACGTAGTACAAGACTTAAAAGGTCAGGAATTCACTGTAGAACAGGTTATAGAGGGTGAATCAATTCCGCTTGGTACTTACAGGGTGTTCAGCTGTAAAAAACAAGATGATCTAAGGTTTAAGGATATTGTTGCTTATGACAAATTAAAATATACGGATACAGACGTTGCTGCATGGTATAACGGACTGACATTTCCTTTAACACTGGCTGCCTTTCGGGGCAGCCTATTAAGTTATCTTGAAATAGAGGAAGAGGAAAGGCAACTCCCAAATGATAATATGACGGTCGAAAAGACTATAGATCCGGTTCAGCTTAAGGCTAGGGATGTATTGCAGGCCAGCGAAGAGATAAACGGCGCATTCGGACGTATAAGTCGATATGGGAAGTTTAAGCATGTTATCTTAGAACCCAATTACGGTCTTTATCCTGCTGATAATCTTTATCCGGCCGACGACCTTTACCCTGTAAGTGAAAACGATACGACTTTTTTCCAGGAGGGTACAGAGGCTGTAAATATATCGGTTGCCATGCGGTCAGGTATCCGTTTTGAAGAGTATACCGTAAAAGAGATAGATAAGCTCCAAATACGTCAGGAAGAGGGCGATATAGGGGCAATAGTGGGTACTGGTACAAACACTTATGTAATACAAGGAAACTTCCTGGTATTCGGTAAATCTGCGGAAGAATTAGAAACAATAGCGATTAATGCTTTCGGTAATATGCAGAAAAGACCTTACAGACCATTTGAAAGCCAGAATATTGGATTACCTTATGTAGAGGTAGGTGATACAGCTTCTTTTGAACAGAGCGACACTGTTTCAGGATACATCCTTAAAAGGAATCTTACTGGTATACAGGCTCTCAGGGATACTTTCTCGGCGGAGGGCAATGAGGAAAGAGAACAGGATTTTAATCTTAACACACAGGTAATCCAGCTCCTTGGAAAGTCCAATGTATTGAAGCGGACCGTAGAAGAAATGTCTATCACAATTACGGACATGGGAGCTGGATTACAGAGCCAAATTACGCAGACAGCCGGACAGCTTCAGACACAGATAACGGATACTAAGAATAATCTTGAAAGTCAGATATCTCAGACCACTACAAATATTACACAGCAGGTTACTGACGTTAACAATAACCTTCAAGCTCAGATTGATGTACAGGCCGGACAGATAGCTCTAAAGGTGGATTCAGCAGGCGTCATAGCAGCCATAAATTTATCGGGCAGTGGTGTAAAGATTGAAGGGACTAAAATAGATTTAGTTTCTAATGCAGTATCGATTGTAGGAAAGTTATATCTTAACCTTAATGATAATGACACGGCGGTGTATGCTGTTTCATCTGGGGGGATTAGCAATGTAATTAGTTATAAAAACACTTCTAATCCTGCTGGTAATTATCAGGCTGTTGTAGTCGGAGACTTGACTGAAAAGACTGCTATATATGGAGATTCCATAGTTGCGCTTGGTGGCTCTGTGTTCTTGCAATCTAATAGCGGTAGCGGATATGTAGTTTTATCATCTCCAAGAAGTAGCGGAGGTTCTTCTTATAGTATATCCTGGAACGGACGATATTTTTATCCACACACAGATGATTGTTATTGCGGCGGTCCCGGTTCTGGCATCTTGAATTATTGGCTCGGGATTTATTTTAGAGGATTATATCATCACAGTTCTGGTACACTTGGCTTCTTTGGTGCAACTCAGCGGAGTAAGCAAACAATACCTACCATTTCAACGTCGAGCACACTTGCAAATGTTATAGATGCCTATAACAATCTGGTGAATGCATTAAAAAACTACGGGCTAATATAGGAGGATGAATGGATAATTTATCGATAATCGAGTATAAGAAAAAATTAACGAAAGCAATAGAGGATACTGGAAATCAATCGGGCTTACCGGTTATAGTGCAGAGAATGTGCGTCGCTGAAATACTTGGTCAGTTGGATATGATTGTACAGAATTGTGTACAGATGGAGCAGGAACAAGCACAAAAGGAAGGTGATAAGGTTGGCTAAAAGGTACGCAAGGCTTAATTTCGAAAACAGACCTTCTGTTAAAACCCCAGTGAATGATGTGAATTTAAATATAATGGATAAAGGAATCGATGATCTGGATAATGCCATAGAAGAGATTTATGATACAGAATTACCTGCAAAGGCTCCAAATAACCATGCTTCCACGTCAGGCGCATACGGACTTGGAACACCAGCGAATTATGGGCATGTTAAAACAATTAATAACCTGTCACAGTCCACATATACAGACGGCACGGCACTAAGTGCGTATCAAGGTTATGTATTGGATAAGGGGAAACTAAATATTGGCGAGGATTACAGAACTGATACATTAATTAACGGTAATTTTAGTATAAATCAGAGAGGACTTACAACTTATTCTGCTTATGGATATACTGTTGATAGGTGGTTCTTTGGTGGTGGCTTGATAGCAGGTCAATCAGTGTCAAAAACATCTTATGGAATTTCACTTACTTCAAATAGTACAAATGATGCATATTTATTACAATATATTGAAGGTGCTAGTAAATATCTTAATAAAGTACTAACTCTTTCTATATGTGATAATTTGGACAATACATATCATAGCTCTGGAATTTTGACCACTTCTGGTGGGGCAAATGTTAGGGTTTCAATTACTCCGCCTGGCTCTTCGGTTGAAATTGGTTATGCATATTTAAATTATCAAACTGGCATGACTGATATTTTCAGGGTGGTAATAGTAGTAAATATAGGGTACACATTAAATATTAAGTGGGCAAAACTAGAACAAAATGACCATGCAACACCATTTATACCTAGACCAGTAGGCGAAGAACTTGCTTTATGTCAAAGATATTATGAGGTTTCAGAATCATGGGTTTCCTCTTTTTGTCCTAGTTCTACAGCTATTTCGGGAGTTTTATTTAAAGTAAGAAAAAGAATCAATCCAAGCGTTATTACAATAAGTCAAAATGGTGTCGTTAATACTGCAAATATGTGGGGAACTGCAACTAATTTAGCATTAACTGGGGCAGTAACTTCAACGTATGGAATTCAATATTTAACAACTAATGGCGCAACAAAAGGGGAACAGTATGTATATTCATTTGTAGCCGATGCAGAAATATAGTTTTTAGGAGGGTTTGAAATGCAATATTATTCAAAACATTACATTAGGGTGGATGAAAATAATCATATTATCAAGGGCTTTTCTGATGCATTTGAACAGCCTGAGGATATTGACACATGCATTAATCAAGAAGGTGGCAGGCATTTTGAACTACTTGGGATAATTAATCCAGACTTATTAGACTTCAATAGCTGCCATATTTATAAATACACGGATGGAGTTGTCACAGAAACAACTAAGGAAGAAAGAGCAGCAGAGCTTGTCACGAAACCACATGAAAAAACATCGGAAGAGCTGCAAGCAGAATACTTATTAGACTTAGATTATCGGTTATCTAAGCAGGAATTGGGGGTGTAGCATATGACTTATACATACTGTAAGAAGATTATTCAGGCAGGGAATTTTGATAAAGATGACATGCAGGATAAACTTGATATTTTTCTGCTTAACAATCGAATTGACCAGGATCAGTACAGTGAATTAGTAGAATTAATTAAATAAAAATAAGACAGAGAGGGGCGGAAAGCTCCTCTTTATTAATGAGAGGATGGGTAATTATTATGGATAAAATTAAAGCGTCATTTATTGCATTTTGCTCGGCATTGGCTGGATGGCTGGGAATTTTGGCGGTTCCGGTGGGGGTTCTTGTTGTGTGTAATATTATTGATTATACAACCGGCCTTATAGCAGCTCCATACAGAGGGAAAAAGATTGACAGCTATAGAAGTTTTCGGGGAATTGCAAAAAAAGTCTGCATGTGGCTTCTGGTTGCTGTAGGGGCTATGTTGGATTGGCTTGTACTATATGCAGGAGATACGATAGGTATTAACATCCCGGTAAATTTTCTAATTGCCTGCATTGTAGCGGTTTGGTTAATTGCGAATGAGATTATAAGCATCTTAGAGAATATGGCAGATATCGGTGTAAAAATACCACCTTTTTTATTGCCACTGGTAAAAAATATTAAGAAGCAAGTTGAAGAAAAGGCAGGAACGAAGGAGGATACAAAGAATGAATAATACAGACCAATGCAGAGATATAAAGGAACTTAATCCTTTAGTACAAGTTATGCTTAACCTTGCCCTGGAAGATATTAAGAGACAGGGCATTAACCCTCTTGTGGTAGAAACATACCGAACACTTGAAAGACAGTATTACATAGCTTGTAAAGGCCGTACTGTTGAACAGGCAGTGGCTTACGGAGTGCCAAAGACTAAGGCGGTAGCTTATGTTGCTCAGCTTAAAGCAGAAAAGAATACTGAGCCTCCAAGAACCTGGACGGTTAAATCCATACATATCCAGAGAAAGGCTGTGGATGTTGTTCCGCAGCGTTTGGTAAATGGGAAAATGAAAGATATCTGGGACAGCCAGGACAAAGAAACTAAGGCCATTATAACTACAATGCTTAAGTATGGTTTTGAACCCGGAGCGAACTGGAAGGATAACCCGGATTCTCCTCACTTCCAGGTAAAAGGGGACTTTGATAATCTCTTTTATGCAGGACATACAACTTATTATGTTACTATGGCTGTACAAATAGCTCTTAACAAGAAGATAGGAGCAGGATTGATAACAGACGGAATATGGGGAGATAAAACAACGGCAGCTGTTAATAAGTTCCGTGCACAGAATCTCTGGATCCAGAATGGTAAGCTGGGTGCTACAGCGTTAAAGAAATTATTGGGATAAAATAAGAAAAACCCCGGGCATAGAACACCCGGGGTAATCCCCTCTGTAAATAATTATAACATATCTGAGTAAACGGTAAATGGACGCTTATGTCTATTGGAAATCTGATTGATCGAATTTTTCTATCACTTTTCCAGTATCATTATCAATAACGGTATACGAAATTGTAAAATCACTGTCTTTAACTCCCATGAATTGTTGACATCCACTACTGAACAACAATATACTTAATGGTATTGGATCTGGTTCGGAATTTGATTTGTAGGCATCTCCATTAACCTTTATTATGAAAGATGTCAAGTCAGCATTAGCTGTAATGGATTTATAATAAGGATTAGCGGCAGTTAAATAATTTTTATCAAAGTAATCCTTTAATACCTTTAATATATCTTTTTGCTGTTTGGGAGTTAAGGTATATGTTGTTGTATAATCTTCATCATTTACAGTAACTTTAATCTTATTTGAATTTATATAATCGGTTAGTTCCTCGAAAGTCATCAAATTTGTAACTGTAACAACTATGGCCTTTTCTTTTACAGTCACATTGCATACATATTTCTTGCCATTTAAAGTTGCTGTTATACTTACATTTCCTTCTTTAATAGCCTTAACGGTACCCTTAGAGTTCACAGTGGCTATCTTCTTATTGCTGGTGCTCCACTTAGGGGATTTACTGGTTCCGCTTAGTTTTAGAGCTATTGTATCACCGGCATTTACAGATGCTTTTGTTTTATTCAGCTTTACAGTTGCAGCACTTACGGTCTGTGCGGATCCGGCCAGAGAAAATATAAGTGCCAGGGTTAATAACAAAGATAAATACTTTTTCATATACTCCTCCTATGTGTAATATTATGTAATTATTATGGAGTATATTTCCTATGTTGTCAAATAAAAATACCCAGGTATCATGTACCTGGGTAGTCAACTTACTGATTAAATTCTTTAACTTCAAAACTTGAGATCTTATCGAATGAGATATACTCTTTGATTCTTAAGTATGGTACTATGTTAGATAATTTAGTGAAGGTGTAATAAGACTTACCTGTTCCATCTGACTTGTTGTCATACCAGGTAATGAACTTATCAATATCTACGATAGGTAAGCTATATTCTTTTATACCGCCATTTGTCATTGTTATTACTAAGGTTGCGTAATTACCAAGATAATCAGGATTAGTAGCTGCTGTTGGTGTTGCGGATGCTTCGTTAGAATTTGTGCTTGTCGTACCGGACACTATTGCAGTGACAACATAGTAGTATGTAGTACCAGGAGTTACATTGTAGTCAGTGTATTCTAATACTGAGCCAGAAACTATGGGAGTGAAAGGAATGGTTGTGTCAGGTGTTCCGCCCGATGTTAAGGAACGTTTTATAACATAGCTTTGTGCGTTTGCAACTTCGTTCCATGTCAATTTAATATTTTCAGTGCCACCTAATGCATTAAGATCTGTTGGAGCTTTCACAGATTCCATCATTTCTAGTTCACCAATAGCAGTATAGCTTGAATAACCACCATTTGCAGAAATATTGATTCTGTACTTTTTATAAGTATTACTATTTGCTATTTCAAACTCTTTTTTTACACCTACACTCCAATCTATAATATTGGTTTGAGTATCTAATATCACCCATGTCCCTGATTTTTCATCTAATGCTTCAAAAGTCCAAGTCTTCGGTAATTCCCCTATTGAGATAACTACAGGATTTCTAGAAACAATAGTATATTTAGTTATACATTTAGCTTCTGGAAATTCATATGCTAGCCATCCGGTTGTTGTTCCTACCGCTGTTGCCCATAAACTTTTTGAAGTATTAGTAATATGATCAAACGCTTTCCAAGGAAAACAGTTATAGTTACTATCTACAAAATAACTGCTTGCACTTGCTTCACCGCTTGGGGATGTATTGCTTGTCATAGTTGGAATAATGTTTTCAGTATATATTGTTCCTGCAGCAAAACTCGTTGTACTACTTAATAAAAAAGCTGAAATAAAAACTAATACAAAAACTAACAATCCTTTTGCTCTCTTCAT